ATGATAAGAATTGGGGCATTGAAAGCACACCAGTTCCGGAATTATCTCATGTCAGAAAACAAGCAGAGATGGCAGGGGACGAGCAGACAACGAATGAAGATGATTCGATGGTTGAAACCGCTAAGACCGCAGCAAAGAACATGGAACGTGAGATTGATGACCAGTTAGGCGAGGCTGATTACAACGGCATAGCGCGTGATGTGATACATGACTGCACGTTATACGGCACAGGAATCATTAAAGGCGCGGTAGTTGTAGGCAGAACAAACAAAGTCTGGCATCAGCAGCAAGACCAGGACGGCAGCAACGTCAGTGTGTTGGAGATAGTCGAAAGCCATGCGCCAACGGTTCAACACGTCAGTATTTGGAACTATTTTCCCGACAGTAGCGCAACTAGAATCGAGGACTGTGACTATGAGTTAGAGCGGCACTACATGACGCGCAAACAGTTGTCGGAATTGATGAAAGCGCCGGGCTTTTTCCATAGTGAAATAGCTACGCTCTTAAAGGAAGGACCAGCGCGGAAACAGAACGATAACGGCAGAATGTCGCAGATGCGTGCAATATCAGGGCTGGATTCAATCGGTACGCTCGAAAATCGTTATGAACTATGGGAATATCATGGGCCTATCGAGCGCAACGAACTGGTAGATTTAGGCGTAGAGATAGACGAGGACGACACGCACGAGTTTGAATGTATCGCTCTAGTCTGTAACAACAGAGTCATTAAGGCCGCGATGAACCCGATGGAAACAGCCGAGCGGCCATATAGCGCAGTATCGTATCAAAAAGATGAAGCAAGTATCTTTGGCAAGGGGATTCCTTGGTTAATGCGCGACTCACAGGGCATATTAAATGCTGGCTGGCGCACGATGATTGAGAACATGGGGCTATCATCCGGCGACCAGATTGTAGTTGACCGCAAAATTATAAAGCCAGCAGACGGGAAATGGAGGTTGGCACCGCGTAAAGTCTGGTATAAAACAGATCAGAATGTTGATGTAAGCCGGGCGTTCGCTACGTTCCCGATTCAAAGTCATCAGCCTGAGTTAATGAACATCATCGAAGCCGCTAGTAAAATGAGCGACGAAGAAACCAATATGCCGCGTTTGATGTATGGAGAGAGTCCAGGCGCATCAGCGGAAACAATGGGCGGCATGGCAATGCAAATGAACGCTGCGAATGTTGTGCTACGTCGTATGATTAAAAACTACGATGACCACATTACACGGCCACTGATTAAACGCTTTTACGATTTTAATATGCAATTCAGCAAGAAAGAGGACATCAAAGGCGATTTCTCAGTCAAAGCACGCGGTTCCAGTGCGCTGCTAGTCAAAGAACAGCAGGCGCAATCGTTAATGCAATTCTATCAGGTATTGTCAGCCACTCCGGTTAATCCGGACAATATCGACATGCTACGGAAAATCGCGCAGTCGTTGCACTTAGACGCAAATGATGTGCTGCCGTCAGACTCAGAAATAGAGTCAATGCAGCAGAATGCAGCGCCGCCGCAAGACCCGGCAATGATGAAAGTGCAGGCTGATATGCAGTTGGCACAGATGAAGATGCAAGCAGAGCAGCAGATGTTGCAGGCCAAGATGCAGGCAGAGTCCGAACGCGAGCAAATGCGATCGCAGGAACGCACTCAGGAAGCTCAGGTGAGGATGGCCGAGGCGCAGATACAGCGCGAGATAGCCATGATGCGACTATCAGCAGATAAGGAAATGAGCATTGAGGCTATCAATGCCAAGCTGCACGAAGCTTCTATGAAACATGATGCTGACTGGAAAATGATGCTTGCCGAGATTGAAACGAAAGCGAAGTTTGGTAGCGGTCTCTAATCAGAATGGCAAAAACCTATAAGGAAATGATATGCTAGATGTAAATAGTAGAACGTGGGTTTATATCAAGAGGCACCTTGAGTCAGAGATTACTGACGCAAGGGAGCAGTTAGAATCAGTAAACTGTACTCCTGATCGGGCAAACGTACTACGAGGGCAGATTATGGAAGCGAGAACGCTACTGGATTTGCCGACAGCCGACTTGGAATAGTCCGCTAATACATAAGCCGCGTTGTGAAACGCCGCTGGAGTAAGCATGAGCGAAGAAGCACAAACACCGGAAGAAGAATATGCAGACGCATTCAATGAGTTTGCAGACGGGGCAGAAAAGGAACCCGTTACAGATGAGTCGATTGATGAACAGCCGGAACAGCCGCCGGAAGAAGTCGATTGGCAGCAGAGAGCCGCTGAATTAGAGGAAGAATCTAAACAGTGGCAGCACAAGTTTTATAGTGACGCCGGGCGAGTTGGCGCACTACAGAGAAAAGTTAATGAGTTAGAGGCTGAAAAACAGCCCCAGACTATTGAAACGCCGCCGGAACAGGCCGCAAGCACAGAAGAATCTCCGCCAGAATTGGCCGAGTTCAGAGATGACTACCCCGATATTTACAATGGGGTGGAAAAGTACATGGAAACAGAACTTGAGCGTCGCACAGATGCAATCAGACAGGAAATGCAGCAAAACATGCAGCCTGTCAATCAGATGTTTGAACAGCAACAAACTGCCGCTGAAATGGCCGCGTTAAACGCTGAACATCCAGATTGGCAACAGGTCGCAAGCAATGCTGAGTTTCAGGGATGGGTAGCCACGCAGCCTATTCCAGTCCAACAGATGGCAAACAGCGACTACGCAAGCGAAGTGTCCTATGTGCTTAATTCTTTCAAAACTCAATCCCAGTCGCAGCAGCCGCAGTCGCAGCCAGCAGCTTCAGGGATAGCGCAGAAGCGCGACAGGCAGTTAGCAAACGCATCAACAGTGCCGAGTAGGGGTAACGCAACCTCAACTCCGCTAGCCGAAGATGATTACAAATCTGCCTTCGCTTACTACGCAGCCAAGAAAAAATAAGGAGATTTTATCATGGCAGGTCAAAACTATGCAGGACTGTCCCAGCGTACTACCGCTTGGGCAGCTACCGAAATGCTGGCTCACGCAGAGCCAATCATCGTTCTTTCCAAGTTTGGACAGAGCAAACCAATGCCCAAGAACAAGGCGGACAATGTTAAGTTTCGTCGGGCAAACCCGTTCGCGGTTTCAACTGCTCCGATTACTGAGGGTGTTACACCAGCATCGCAGGCCATCACTTATACTGATGTTCCCGCTACGCTTTCTCAGTATGGCGCTGTAACTGAAATCACCGACAAAATTGAAGATTTGGCGGAAGACCCAGTATTGAAAGATGCNTCCATCNTGTCCGGTGAACAAGCAGCCGAAACGCTTGAACTNGTCACATGGGGCGCAATCAAAGCTGGTACAAACGTNGGCTTNGCAAACGGTGTCGCTCGCAACGCAGTGAATACAGCTATTACGCTGAACACTGTCCGCGCTGGCGTTCGCTCGTTGCAGGGCAATCGTGGTCGCCCGGTAACTCAGATGCTTTCCGGATCGGTTAATTATCTGACCGAACCAGTGGAAGGTGGCTATATCGCATTTGGTCACACCGACTTGGAGCAGGATATTCGTAACCTGAACGGCTTTATCTCAGTAGCAAACTATGGCTCACGCAAGCCATTGTGCGCACAGGAGATTGGTTCAGTTGAAAATGTACGCTATATCTTGTCCCCTGTACTGGTTCCGTTCGCTGATGCAGGCGGTTTAATCAACGGCATGGTGTCAACCACTGGTACCAATGCTGATGTGTACCCGCTGATTATCGTTGCTAAGGACTCATACGGTTGTGTTCCGCTGAAAGGCGAAAGCGCAATCGTACCTACGGTAATCAATCCGGATCAGGCAAGTAAGTCTGACCCAATGGCACAGCGTGGCTTTGTATCGTGGAAATCTTGGTTTACGGCCTTGATTCTCAACGAAGCATGGCTGTATCGCGCAGAAGTAGCCGCAACCGCACTGTAAGAGGTAGCGCCTGCACCTTGAAGCAGGCAACTAATAAAGAGGTCAGTCCTTCGGGGCTGGCCTTTTTTATTGCCATGGCAAAAAAAACAGCCGCTTTGGTATCTTAGATGTAATGCCGTGAGGCATCATATCCCTTAGATGGGCGGATCGAGGGGCAACCCTCTTTCTGCAAACACTAAGCCGCGTTTCACAACGCCGCATCCCAATGACGGAGTAGAAAATGAAGATTGATATTAAAACAGCAACACGAGATGAATTAATTGCATACGCGAAAGATGTGAAAGGTATGCGCGTATCAGGGAATATCGGTACGGAAACACTGCGAGAGAAGCTGATTGGCTCGCCAGTGGATAGCACTGCAACCGAAACAGCCTCCACGCCAGCACCGAAAGCCGCGACAGGGCCGAAAATGGTGAAGATTATCATTCAGGAAACTGACGACGAAACGGGCGGCGATGATGCGTATATCGGCGTCAACGGTGAAATCGACGGTAAGCGGGTAAACGGTAAGTACCAGATTCAGCGCGGCGAAGAAGTTGAAGTGCCTGATTATCTGGTGGACATCTTGCGTAATGCCAAGAAAACGGTTTATACAACGAAAGTGGACAGGCAGACAGGGCAGACAAGTTTGGTCAGCCGCGAGGTACTGTCATATCCGTTCCAGATTGTAGGCTAGAACAAGAGGGGGCGGTAATACGCCCCTTACTTTATAGAGGTAGCGCATGAATTTTTTAGAGTTAGCGCAAAAGCTGAGAGAGAAAACGGGCGGCTCAGGCGAAGGGCCAGTCGCGGTTACAAATCAGCGCGGTGAGAGTTTGCGCTATGTTGACTGGATTGATGAAGCGTGGATGGAGATTCAGAATTTTCGCGCTGATTGGGCATGGATGCACAAGACCAACGTTTCACTGCTAGTCCCTGGCACTCAGTCATACAATGAAATATCGCTCGGCATTGCAGATTTTGGTAATTGGGAATTAAACGATGTACGTTTATTCGATGTAAGCGTAGCAGACGAGAAGTTCCTAAAATACGTTGACTATGACCAATTCAAATACAGATACACAGTTGGCCCACAGACACAGTCGCGCCCCGGCGTTATTTCCCGCGATACTTCTAATAACATCGTACTTGGGCCAAAACCAGACAAAGCCTACACGCTGATACTGGATTATTTCCAGACACCGCAACATTTAGTGTCAGGCACAGACGTTCCAGCCATGCCGGAACGCTTCCACATGGCAATCGTGTATAAAGCAATGGAATACTATGGACTATTCGAGAACGCCCGTGAAGTAGTGCAGGATGGTTCAAGGCAGTACAATCAAGCACTGGAGCGTATCGAGTCAGCTATGCTTCAGGAAGTTACTCTTGGGACACCTTTAGCGTAATGCCAAAAGTAGATTATTTCCCGTTCGCAGGCGGTTTGGACTTAACGACTCCGGCTATTTCGGCATCGCCCGGCACTTGTTTGCTGGCAGAGAACTACGAAGTCGATATTTACGGTGGCTATCGACGTGTACTCGGCTATGAGCGATATGACGGCCAAGCAAGCCCAGTTGACGCTGGAGCAGGCGACCCCGTTGCAATCGAGGCGCAGAGGGCGCTAATCACCGCTGTACCTGGCTCCGGGGCGATTCGTGGTGTATGGGTATATAAAAGCATTGTTTATGCTTTCAGGGACAACGTAGGCGCAACAGCATGCGTTATGTATAAAGCCACAGCAGCAGGATGGGTGGCAGTGGCTACTCCGGCACTTACAGCCGGCGGAAGTTATGAGTTTGTAAATTACAATTTCACAGGTGCAACAGCAACAGCAATGATGTACGGCTGCGATGGCGTCAATAAAGCGTTCCAGTTTGACGGCACGCTATTTACGCAGATCACAACGGGAATGACGGCGGACACACCGAACCATATTGCAGCGCACAAGAAGCATTTATTCTTATCCTTTCCAGGTGGCTCAATTCAGAACTCATCTATTGGCGACCCTTTAACATGGACGCCATTAACTGGTGCATCAGAGATTGCGCTAGGCGATGAATGCACAGGCATGGAACAGCAGACAGGCGACGCGCTTGCTATATTCACGCGTAACCAAACGCATGTTCTTTATGGCACCAGCGTAGCCGATTGGAATTTAAGGCCGTTCAGCAGGACTACAGGCTGCATAGCAGGCACAAGCCAGCGACTTGGTAACATGAACTACTACCTTGATGACCGAGGCGTTACCAGTTTAACCGCGACGCAAGCCTTTGGTGATTTCGTGGCAGACAGCATCAGCCAGAGAATCAATCCAATCGTTCAGGGGGTGATTCCGAAAATAACAACGTCAATTCATATCCGCGACAAAGGCCAGTATCGGCTATTCACAACGCAGGGGCAGGGCTTGTGCGCAACATTTAATGGCAATCAACTAGCAGGGTGGTCAACAATAAGATTTCCTAATCCAGTGATTTGCGCCGTATCAGGGGAGGATGCCACAGGCGCGGAAGTTATCTATTTCGGTTCAGATAATGGCTTTGTATATCAGATGGAGAAAGGAACATCGTTTGATGGCGCAGCAGTTCCAGCTACGTTGCGTATGCACTTTAATCATTTAAAATCGCCAATGCTACGCAAGCGGTATCGCCGGATAATGATAGATCAGGAAGGCACAACGATCAATACGCCTATTACATTTCAAGCGTCGTATGACTCAGGCGCATATACGCAAGGGCAGGGTTCATCCATTCAACTTGCGCTAAAAGGCCAGAAGTTCTACTGGAATGAAAAGGCATGGGGCACATTCACTTGGTCATCCGATGACCCAACGTACATGATAGCAAATGTTGACGGTACGGCAAAAAATATCGGCATTTTGTTATACTCTAACTTGAAATACGAAGAAGCTTACAGATTAACAGGCGCACTGGTTCACTTTGATCTGCGCCGCGTAGAGAGAGGTGATTA